TATATGAGACCATCTTTTGCCAATTTTGATATCAGAGATTGTTCTATTACTTACTTTATAAAAATGAGCAAGATCGGTATTTTGACCCCAATAATAATGTAATTGAGCTTTTTTGATTTCAATAACTTCATCATCAGATAATTTATTATTTACACATTGAGAACCACGAGGATGTCTATTTTTTGATAATTTATCATCAACATTATCTTGATTTGTTCCAAGAAATAAATGATCAGGTCGTACACAAGATGGATTATCACACTTATGCAAAACACAAAATCCTTCAGGTATAGAATCTACAAAATGCTCATATGCAAACCTATGTGTTTTGACTATTTTTTTACCATTACTGAAAGATCCATATCCTTTATATGAATGTTTAGCTCCTTGCCAAATCCAGCAAGTATCTGTTTTTTTCACTTTATTAAAAAATCTAATTTCAGGATCAACTGGAATTCTACCTTTATAATTTGCCATATTACACCGCATAAAACTTTCTTACATTTTTCAAAACTAAATCATTGAATCCTGATGAAAGGCTATCAATTTGATCATCATTTTTAGAGAAAGGAAACATCTCCATTTCTCTAATCATATCACGATTCCAATCACTTCTCAATATATAAAAATTACCATTATTTATTTGAACTGCTAATGGTTCTGCTCTTGATGTTTTATTCCCTAATGGTCTTTCAAACTTTACATTAAAACCAGCTAACATTTTAGACCAGTAAACAGTCATACTTTTTCCACCTGCTCCAGGGTCCTCAGGTAGTATTATTTTTACTTCTGGTCCATCTATTTTTGCAGTGTCAAGTATTTTTATATCTCTTTCTTTTGTTCCTAATTGACCACGCCAAACATCTAAAATATAATAGTTGCCATCACTATCAATTCCTAATAGAGAAGAAGCAGAGTAGTCATTTTTTCCATCAGAAGCTGCAACATCCCAAGAACGTACTTTTCTAATAATCTTTGGAATTTCATTAATATAATTGAGAGATTTAACATTAAATAATCCACCATCTTTAGGAACTGGTTTGCCTTGATATAAACTACTAAATGCAAATTCACCCATAACATCTTTAATAGCTAAATAATCTTCAGTGGAATATCTTTCTGGAAATATACTCTCACCAAGTTTACGATTTAAAGGATCATTCTCTTCATCATCACAAATTGCAGCTACATTGATTACTACAAAACTATCATCTAACGAAATAGCATAAGCAATAGGATCATTCTCACTCCATCTGGTTCCTACAAGTATCATAGATCCGGAGGGTTCGAGCCTTGAATAGAGATCTTCTTTATAAAAGTCACGCAATTTTTCAGTAATAACAGGAGATGATGCTTCTTCCCTGTTCTTAATTAAGTCATCACAAATAACAAGTTGGAAACCGATGCCAGTTTTTGGTGAGTTTACTGAACCGACATAATAAACAGATCCATTATCAATACTCCATTCATCTATACTTTGATGGTTTTTTGATAAACCAATTCTTTGGTCTAAAATAGTTCTTGTTTTACGACTAAATCTTCTTCCTATGCTCTGATTATATCCACAGCAAAGAACATTACTATTTGACCTTTTTTCAAGCATAAAAGCAGCAAATCTACATAAGGTTTCACTCTTTCCACTTCTTGGTGGCTGTGATATTGCTAATCTTTTAATTTTTCCATCAGCAACATCTTGTAAATATTTGCAAAGTAACAGAATATGCGGAGAATGTAAGTTCCAAGTTTTAGGAGATGTTTGAATTAAATATTTATGAAACTCATTTATCGGTGGAATCAATTTCAATGTATCTGAATTGGTTGTCTTGTGAATACTGTTCTTCCAATTGCTTGGATTGTTGTAAGTTGTTTGAGGCTTCGAGAATACTAATGGACCAAGATTCCAATGTCCTATGTAATTCTGCAATACTTTTGGCGTCCTGTTGTCCGATATATCTTTCCTCACAAGCCATCCTCGCTATATTATTCATACCTTTAAGATGTAATAAAAGACTTTCAGCAATTAATTCACCTATATTTTCTTGAACTTCCATTAAAGAAGCTTGATACTTGCCTTCTTTTATCTGTTCTTTAATTCTCCAGATTTGACTTTTAGATACACCAGTAGCTTTTTGTACTTCTCCTAAAGTTTTACCTTGAATTAGGAGAGAAATAATCTCTGGTTTCTTTTCTTCTGTTTTACTCATCCCTTAACAACTCCAAAATTAAAGAACTATCAAACTTACTTCTTAATTTCCTAAATACGCCTAATAGTAGATTTTCAGTGTCAATATTTATAATCTTATCAATTTCAGCAAATGTATGTATTCTGTTATTATTCAAGCCATATTTAAGTTGCAATGCTGTTTTTTCTTTTTCATTTAGTAGGAGCATCATATGCTCTATCATAAGTTTAATATCAGTTTTGTTTTGTTTTTTTTCGGATAAATCATAAATATCATTAAGATCTATCATTTGGTATTTTTTAACTTCTAAAGCTTGGCGTAAATGATGTAGTTTATATCTATCTGTAGTGTATCGTGATAATTCTTCGTCTGTAATATTTTGAAATGGATCAAGTGTGGAAACTCTTAATAAGGCAAGATTTATATGAGCAGGTATTCTAATTGTATTGTTATGTTGCTCTAAAGCTCTTTTGATACGACCAATAATATAATGAGTACAAAAGGTACTAAATTTAGTGTTTTTATCAGGTTTAAAGTTATCAGCAGCTGAGATGATTCCTGCTATTGCGTATTGAACAAGATCATCATATGAGATATTACACCAACGATATTTAATAGCATAATGATGAGCAGTAGAAATGTTATGTTTGATAATCTCTTCTAACGCTTTGCTTCTATCTTTAGTTTGTAGCTTGGATAGCAAAAACATTTCAAGATCATTAACTACGCTATTATCTTCTTTGTAATATTTGTAATCATTCCAGGTCTTTATTCTTGGCATAAATATAATCTATAAGCTCTTTGATTGGTGTATTTGTTGCTGAAGCTATCCTTTTAAAAGTTTCTGGCCTTGGTATTACTTTTCCACTGAACCATTTAGATACAAGAGGTTGAGATACTCCAAGCTTTCTTGCTAACTCTGTTTGTGATAACTCAGTTATCAATAAGTCTTTCTTTTTCAAGGCTTAAAACACCTTCAAAGTTCTGTTAAAAGAACAGGCATATACATTTGCCATACCTTTATCCATAAGCTCTTTTATAGTGTCATTTATGCTTCTTTTTTCACTAGTTAAGAATTCAATCACTTCTTCAATTTCTAACAAGTCGTGATCTTCTCTACCAGCAGAAACATAAATTCTTAAGAATGGCATAATAGAGTCTGTATAGCCTTCAATCTCATCATCTTCAAAATCTTCCATACTTTTATTATAACCTATTTTGTTATTTTAGTCAAGACTTATTTTTGAATAGCCAGATGAATCTTGATTCCTTTTTTAAGTCTTGATTGAATTGTTACTATAGGTACATTATTGATTTCGCTTAATTCTTTTAATGATAAAAGATTTCCTTTGTAATAAAATCCTTTTCTTTTATCAGTAGGATTTTTATATAGATAAGCTGATTTTCCATCTCTTATAGGTTGTTTTGAACAATCTAATAAACCATTGAAGCTTGCTAAACTAAAAGCTTGATTTGTAACTGGATAGTCTTGTTCTGATATTAATTTATAAATCCCATTGCTATCTATTCTTGCAATATGCATTAGTATTTTTTTAGATGTTGATGGTGTATTTTTCAATTGCCATAATACTTCTTTTATTGCCGGAATAAAATCAGAATCTTTTTCAATAACAACTAACACATTACTTAAATCTGGAAAATAGTTTTCCTCTCTCACTGCTGAGATATTCTTGTTATCATTTTCAAAATTGATAAATAAACTATCTATGTATTTTTTTAAGTCTGTAATTTCAGTTTCAAGAATTTCATCACTAAACAACTTGATATGATTCTTACAAACATAGCTAATAAACTTATCATTTGAAAAATTCTCCATTGCTTTCATAATAGGCTTTGGAATAATATTTGGATTTCTAATCATTTACTTTTATCCTTTTTCTTTTTTCTTTTAATTCTTTTCTTTTAACAGAGCCATTTTAGGATAGAGAATCAAAAGTTTATATACGTCTTACATACAGAATGTATATCTATTATATAAGGAAAACATACACAAAGAATACCTAAAAGATATACTACATATAAGCTTTGTATAGTTCTCATCATAACCATTCCTATTATACAACAAGATAACCTTCTATGGTATAATCACATATGGCAAAATCATTAGAAGGTCAAATACAAATAGAGGTAATGGATTGGGTTCGTAGTAATGAAGAAACTTATGAACAGTTAAAGGTTATCTTCCATACACCTAACTCATTTTTTGGTACTGGTTATGCGATTATTATGTGGTTAAAAAAACTTGGAATGCGTAAAGGTGTTTATGATATAATCGTACCTATTAGCAAAAATGGATACAGCTCTCTATGGATTGAAATCAAAAAAGGCAAAGGCAAATTAACATTAGAGCAAAAAATGTTTAGCGACCTTATCAACAAACACTCAAACAATCCTACGAAGTTTGAAGTATTTTATGACGCTCAATCTTGCATAGATTGTATTAGAGATTATTTAGGAGTTTAGAATGCCAACAGGTGTTTATGAAAGAAAAATAAAAATTTTACCAATAGATAGATTTTTATCAAAAGTAGAAAAGACTGAAAATTGCTGGATTTGGGTTGGTGGAAAACATAGATTTGGCTATGGTATTTTTCATTTCGATGGAAAATGTTCAACTGCTCATAAATTTTCTTATATTTATTTTAATGGTGAAGTTGAAAATAATTTATTTGTTTGCCATAAATGTGATAATCCTACTTGTGTAAATCCAAATCATTTGTTTTTAGGAACTATACAAGAAAATAATGCAGATTGCAAAAATAAAAATAGACATATTAAAGGATCAAAATCTGGTATGTCAAAATTAAATGAATTTCAAGTCAAACAAATTAAAAATGAATTAAAAAATTATTACAAAGGAATTCAAAAAGATTTATCTTTGAAATATAATATATCTCAATCTCAAATTTCTGCAATTTATAGAAATAAAGAATGGCAACACGTTAAATAATCCATAAAAGATTACTTGACATTATAACTATCTGATGTATAATAAGAGTGTAAGCTAAGGAGGCTTTTAATGGCAAGTTTAGAAAAGACAGGAATTAGAGATCAAAAGTACAGTGAATGGCATCGTTCATTACCGCATAATCATCTTATGTTAGACTTTGATATGTTAGAGCTTTTAGAGCGTAATATGTTTGGTATCTTTACTGGTACTGATAAAGATGGCGATGACGTTTGCAGATGTTTATTTGAGTGTAAAGAGATTCAATACTCTGGTGGATATTACTATTTACCTTTTATAGATAAGAATCAATCTGGTTGCTTAAGATCGTTCTGCAAAAGATATGATAGCGATGGTGTTAGAAATGACATACCATTCTTTATAGTTTGTTATAGCATCGATAAAGAAAAAGATGAAAAATGGTTTGTTATCCACGCAATAAATAATGTTTGTCAAGATAAACTAAAAGAATTTACTGGTACGAATCACAAGAGTTATGCATTTTCAGAAAATGCTTATATAAAGTTTTTATCTTTTATGATTGGTAAAACTATTTATCGTTTAGGAAGTAAGTGGACACCAGACTCGTCAAGGATTAATCTTAAAAATAGTACGGTATAATACGATAATGTTGTTTATCTATGTCACAAGACCAGTCATTTAGACTGGTCTTTTTTTTGCGCTTCTATAAGTTGTTCCATCGTCCAAACATTATAAATCATCAATCTGCTTTTTCTCCAACTGTGTTTGAATTCTTTTACTGAAAAACTCTATTGTTTTTAGTCCTAAAGTACCAACAAGGAATGATAAACCTAACATTTGTTTTGGATCTGTCATTTGTAGCATTGAAGCAATAATAGGTGTTAGATAAACAGAACTTGCAGTTCCTGTTACTACACTTAAACTATATGATATTGCATTCTTATGATTGTCTCTTGAAGCTCCAATAATACTGCCAACAAGCGCTGCGACAAAGTTTTGATAATCTTGAAAAATCATAAAAATCACCTTAGTAAAGTATTGCTATATTATTTATTCTATATTAGTAAGTCTTCAAAAACCCACCGTTTTTACCAAGAGTATTCCATCGTCTAAATTTCTTAAAAATACCATCTCCATCAGGATTAACACCAGTAGTATCAGCTGTGTTAGCTTCAATAGTCCATACGCCTTCTTTAGTAGATGATATTACTAAACCTGCGTGATATAATCGTTCTTTAGCATCAGAGTAAAATAAAACTATATATCCTTTTTTAATTATGGATGAATTAACTCTTGACTCTGACATAGGTATCCATATATTATGTTTTTTAGCATAAATACCCCAAGATGGACACCAACCATTTAGTTTCATAAACTCTTCTGATAGTGTAAATCCTAAAGATTTTGCAGCTTGAATAATTCTAAATTTAACAAATGCAACGCAATATGGCGCCGGAAAATCTATAAAGACACACTTAAGATATTCTTGAATATTTTTATCCCAGTTGTCTGATTTTTCTACATATCCATTTAGTAAGAGAGCATCATCAACAGCTTTTAAAGCTACTTCTTTTAGCATAATTTCTCCTGAGAAATAAGGAATTACTATCATTTAGATTTATGGTATAATAATTTTGTAAACTAATCATTACAAAAAAACTCCTTACTACACACATAAATAAACCACAAGTTCTGCCATTTCTTGTGGTTTATTTATTTAATTAAATGTAGTAGCATAATCATCTGATTTTATTACTGTGATACCAGAAACTGCATCATTGTAAACAATATATGCTTGATCATCTTTCCAGTAACAAGCTAATCCATCAGTAGTAACATTTCCAACAACAATATTTGATGCTGCTTCTATTACATTTCCATTTGTATCCAGTAAAATTCTTCTTATAGATCCACTTGAAGTTGTTGTTCTCCAAATAATTAGTTGATTACCTTGATTATTTATAGCTATTGCTGGCGTTACACCAGTTCCTAATACAGTAGACAAAACGCAATCTCCTGTTCCTAAATTATTATTAATGTATAGTTTGATATCACCAGCAACTGTTTCAACAACTAACATTATTTGATTTTCATTAGTGAGTGGTTTCCAAGCTACTGCAACATTAGCTGCATCTGATATATTAGTAGCAAGATATTCAAAAACACTAAAATCATATGTTTCTGTTAATATCAAAGTAACAACATTGCTATTAACAGTTCCAATAAGATGTTGATATAATCCACTAATGTCTGCTGATTTTATAGTTGATGATGTTGGAGCAGCTGGAAAATAAAAAGCTACTCTATTTCTTTTTGCTGTTATTGCAGTAGTTGTAGTTGTTGCTATTCCACAAAATACATCATTTACATTCTGAGCTTGCATAAAAGGAGTAGCTGTTTGATATCTACCATTTACATCAGTTACAGACGATCCTCTATTAACTAATCCAGCATCTTGAACAAAAACAGTTTGTCCTAATTGTTGAAGTTGAACAAGACCGTGTACTGGTCCTCTTTGACAATTAAATCCATAAAGAATTAAAGCTGTTTCTCCCGGTGTTTCAATTCCAAATGGATCAGGATAGTCAGGTATAAAATCACAATTAAGCTCATCAAAAATAGTTTGAGCAAAAATATCATAATCATTTGCTTCCTGGCTTAAATCACGGTCAAAAGCAAACTTTTGGTTTCCTGCTACATATTCCATACCAAAACCCATAAGCCAGCTCATATATCCATCTTCATTTAAGTATCCATCACGAAGATTAGCTGAGCTATCATTAGGAGTAGAAGAGTTAGCAGTCCAACCAAGATGTACTCTTCCACCTTGATAACCAGTTAAGTTATTAATATTATCAACAAACCCAGCGATAGTTTGAGGTACATAAGTAGTTCCACCATCAATTACCTGAAGAAGATCGTATTCCTCATCATTACGTCCTTGAACATCTTGGGACCAAAATCTTCTACCATTGTATGTAGTACTTGCAGTTCCTGTGAATACCTGAGTAAATCCCAAGCCAGATTGAGAAATTGGAGCAATAAAATCTGCTTTTGCTGTGTTGTCATCTCTGTATAGTTTGAAAGAATTAACAGTTACATTACCATCAAGTCTTACTTCACCAACTTGACCAATGCCATATAAATCTTTGTTGATAAGCTTCTGAGATCCCCAATCATAAGAGCTATTAGGATTAGCTCTTGGATATGGATTATCTTGCGTAACAATATCATCAGCTGGAGAAACGTGTAAATCATAAGCAAAACAAAGATCTTTATTTTGATTACTTGCAACTACTGGTATTGTCATAGGAGCTGACATTACATATGTACCAGCATTGCCATAAGATATCCATAAAGTGGCTGATTCAGGACTTGCAGTAGCTGATTGAGCATTTATTCTAAGATATCTATAACCACTAAAATTGGTACGATTTGGAGCATTAAAACTATAAGTATTTCCACTACCAGATAGTGTTATCTCTTTAGTGTGATATAATGAAGCTCCAGCATAAGACCATCCCCTAAATGGAACTCTTGTGTTATATTGATAATCTCCATTAGCTATTAAGCTTGCTGAAGTTAGTGTGTTCTTAAAATTACCAGCAGGAATATCATCAAAGTTTACAGTGTCAGTAAGAGTGTTTACAAGTAGCAATGATGAACTATAACTGTATTTTTTAAATGTTTCAGTTTCATCATAAGTTCCAGTAAAAGTAACTGTTCTTGTTCCACCATCAAAGTTTAGGATATTTACATTTAAAGAATTAGGATAGGTATTGTTATATGCATTTACCCAACCTTTATTTTTTATATTTCTTTCAAGTGTTGCAGATGATGTTAGTTCAGCTCTTGTGTCAATAGGATCTCCAAAAGCATCATCAGCTCCCGTTGTTACAGCTTTGATAGTATTTGTTGCTTCTACAAACTGATTTGAGTTACGAGCAAAGATATATCCATTGTTAGGAATTGCTATTGAGTTTAAGGTTGCAGCATTAATAGTAGCAATTTCTTGACCAGCTAAACTACCACTGCTCCAAGCTTTAATATACGCATCAAAATTATAGTTGGTTGTTTGAGCTGATGATACTGCTCCTGTTGCTGTTACTGTTTGACCATTTAAAACAACGGTACAAGTTGCAGTACTTCCAACTAATGATCTTTCGTATTGATTTAAAACAGTGTAAGGTGGATGTAAATAAGCTCCACCAGGTTGTGATTCTGTGATATCATACAGTATCTCAGAACCAACAGTGAAGTTAAAAGTACCAGCTACTGATATATCTTCTACTACGAAAGGTGTGTAAAGTGGATCGAATGGACCGTAATTTGTTCCTGATTTTAACACTATTGTCTGTGTTGTGGAAACTCCGTGACCATTATTTACGACAACTATTGCATTAATACTCCAATTCCAAGGTAACCCATATGGAGAAGGTACAGGAGCAGAACCAGTAGTAACAAGTTGAGTGGTAATACTTGCAGAACAGCCAAAATGACCACCAATCGTGAAATCAGCGTATCTTTCAAACTCATAGTATTCTGGTGGTCTTGCATATGATTGGTCAGTAAGTTTAGCTTTGACATCATATGCAATTAAACACGATTGAGTACTGGTTCTATCTAAGTCTTTATAAGTTGGCATTATAGTGTTGGATATACTCTAATAGAAAATTTATAAGTTGTTGTTGAAGTACCATTGCTTATTGAAACTGTTATATCATCATAAATTTCATTTTCATCAGATACTCCAGGTGTCCAAGTAATAACACCTGTATTAGCATCTATAACCATTCCTAATGGCTCATTACTAATACTAAATACACCTGTCTCATATTGTCCTACAAATGCTTGTATAGCTAAAACTAAATCATATCCAGATGTAATAATCCATTGATTTGCAGCTGGAATATTATTAAAAGCATAAGCAATAATAGGTGGATTATTAGCTGGAATTGTTACTTTTTTAGCTCTATATTTAGCAGATCTTACAGCAATGTCAGTAACACCAGGATTTATATATTCTCTAACTGCATCAAATGACCAATCAATAATCTCATAAGTTTCAGTATTATTTTCTAAATCATTAACATATATTACATCTCCAATATCAATGTAATCATATTGATTTAAGAAGTAAGTAAAGTTGTTATAAGTGTCATTTATAGTAGTAGTTGCGTTTTGTAATAAATCTAAACTTGTGTCTGTATTTATAGTTGCAATTATTCCAAGTACAATTCCACTATTACTATAAATAGTTTCACCAACTGTTAATTCAGTTGTAAATAAAGTACCAACTCCAGTAACTAAAGTTGTTGATGTATTTGTGGTAATAGTACCTGTAAGTGGTGTTGCAACAGAGCTTGTAAATCTACTTGTACTATTGAAATAAGTAAGTAAATCACATTCAAACTCTAACAATTCTCTACCTGGTGAAAGTTTAGCGAAGAACTGATTACCAGCTTGCTGAACATCTGTAAATGAATTTAGTTTATCATTAATCATTACAAATGGATAAATGTCACCTAACCAGTTATCAGGTCTATTTACAGGATAAGTTTCTGGATTTTGAGATGCTTCATCATCTTTGAGATATTCTATTCTTGATCCATCTGATTTATCTAAACCGACAATGATAATTCTATTAGCTTCTGGTGTTTCATAAGTTTTAGACATCTTACGAATTGTTCTTTTGTAAGATTCATAAATTGGAATACCACCATCATCTTGAGCTGATGTTTCATTTAGATATAGTGATACAAATGGAGCTTCAGCAAGAATATAATCCAAATCTTTTAGTTTAAATACTGTTGAAAATAACCAACCATCTTGAGTAAGTTCTAATGGATTCCATTGTCCTTTACTAAAAAATGTAAAGTTTTGAGCATAATCAGATCTTAGTTTTTCAATAAAACCACCAGAAGTATCTCCAAGATTAATAACAAAATTATATTGTCCATTGCTATTATTTCTGTTAACTGGAACTTGATATGTAGTAATAGTTGGATCAATAAACATTGTTGGTACATTGTAATTATTTCCAGCTAATCCTGCTAAATTAATTGATTGTATCATAGCATCTTCTAATGGAATGCTATCAAAGTTAGGAGCAATACTTAAATAAGCAGTATTTAAATGTTGTTTTTTATCTATTGCTGAGAATGTAAGCAAACTGTATTTATCATAGTTTTCACCATAAATATATTCAATTTCAGGAGAATCTAAATATCCCTCAAATAATGTGATTGCTTCATATAATGGTGTGGCTGTATATTCATTATATTCTGATGTACCACCAATAAAGTTAGATAATAAACCTAACTCAGTGTCATCAACAATGTAACTAACAATACCTATAGGTGTTCCATTATTAAGATAAAGTGTATCTCCAATATTTACTTCAGTTGTAAATAATGTATCTTGTCCATAAATTATTTCAGTACCATAGAAACTTATTAGTCCAGTAAGTAATGCTGGATATCTTGGTAATAAATCTACTTTAATTGGTCTATTAGAAATAATCTCAGGTTTTACAACTCCTAAATCTTCTAATAGTTGTTTTCTTGCTGACATATTTAGTGTCAATTCACCAGTTTCATTTCTTGATAAACTAAACGATTCTAATGCAGATTTAATATCTACACTTGAATTAGAAGTTGATTCATTTTTCAAATAAGCAATTAGATCTACAGAATAAAATGCATTACCAAAATCAGTAGAAGCAACTAATGATGGATCTGAACAAGTTTGAGATATTTTAATTTTGAATTGTGTTTTTTTGTTATTATATGGATCAGTATTGCCAGCAATATCTATTACTTCAGCTTGCAACGATACAGTATCAATTGATGTAGTTAGAACTTGACCATAAAATTCACTTTGTATATTTATAAATCTTGTGAAATAAAGATTAATATTTTTCCATATAGGAGTTTGATTTACACCTGTTATATTTGAACCGCTAACTAATGCTAAAGATGTATTACTCGCTATAGTATCTACTATTCCAATAAAATTATTATTATTGTCATAGAGATAATCATCTTTTGCTAATTCAGAAGAAAATAAAGTTCCAGAACCTGTTACAGCTGTATTTCCTTGAGTAAAAGATAAAGTACCTGATAACTTCCGTTCAACAAAATAAGTATTATTAGTAATTTTATATTGAGATGGATCAAATAATTCTAAAGATGTATCGTTAGTAACAGTAGCAACTGTTCCTAATATAATACTTCCAACAGTATCAATTGTATAGGAAATTCTATCTCCAACAGCTACTTCTGATGTAAATAATGTACCAGTACCAGTTATTGTTGTTGAACCTTGACTAACAGTTATTCCACCAGTAAGATTGGATTTTGTTGGTGGTGGAGCTTGTGGAGTAGTTATAATTTGAGATTCAATACTCCAGTTAGATCTAAAATATAATTTAGCTAACTGAAATCCAACCTTTCCTTGATTGATAGTAATAGTAAATTTACCATCTGGAAGAATAATAGGAACAGAACTCACATTAGTTGAAGTAAATACTGGACCATCATCGTTATATACATTTACGTTAGCAGGTGGATCAGGAACATTTAAATCAGAGAATGAATGGCAAAAATTAAGTCCATAAGATGTTAATACTAATAAGTCTCTTCCACGCATAGGAATAATGTAAACATCATTGTATTGGTCATTAGGATTAGCAATTGTAGAAATTGGTCTACCTTGAGAATAATTGCTTTCAGTACGAGAATAACTTTGTACCTTTAATGGATTACCTTTGCTATAAGAACCAACAAAATCAAATGCAGAGTTTGCTGATAAACTCATTAAAAGATCATTAGTAACTGTTGCAACTGTACCAAGCAATCTTCCATAAACATCATAAACTTTATTACCAGGTAAGAATTGAGTTAAGAATTTACTACCAATTCCAGTTATAGCTGTTCCTGTTGTTTGAGCAATAATAGTTCCTGATAAAGGAACAAAACCACGATAAACATCACAAGAGCCATCAGCATTAAATACTAACTTTGTATTTTTATCTTTATTGTCGTTATTATCCCAAGATAAAGTTAATAATGCTTTTGTATCGCTATTTTTCTTTTGTAATTTAGAGAATGAAAAGAATAGTGGCTCATTTCTTGATACACCACCAGTTAATTCAACAGGAGATTGTTGATCAGCAGAGAGTTCTGAGTTGGAGATTATATAATAATCACCATTGCCATAATAAGTGTATTGTCTCCACTTAATTGCATTTACAAAAGTGAAATCAGTTTTAGCATATCTTGCGTAATTATTTGCAAAGTTAGCTTTCCATTCATTAGTCATTGGTAGCGGAGTACCAAATACACTTAATGTTACAGGATCAATAATACAGTTTACTTTAGTTCCAGCATCAACTTGTGTACCATCAGTTGCAAATACAAATGGACCACGTCTATTTTGTCTTTGTTGTGGATAATCTATATAAACTTTAAGATCAAGTTCTTCTAATCCTGTTGGCATTAAGATCTCCTAAAACTAAAATTCAAATTATTCGAATTGCTATACCCACGAACTATTTTTTCAACTCCACGAACAATATCATTACTTGCATTGATTTGTGGACTTGATACATTACGATTACCTGACATTTGAACAGCTGAAATACCTTGAGCAGCTAACTGACCACCACCATAAGTCATATTTCTAAGAGTTAATTCATTAGCTTTTGATGTGTTTTGAACAATAAGATCTAATAATGATACTTGTTTTTCAATATCTTTTTTTTGTTTTTTATCTTTTTCTTTTTTATCAGAAGATTCTTCTCTGCCAGATCCAGTTGTAGCTCCAGGCAACAAACCTTGACCAGTAGGTTTTACAATAGCAGAAGTATTATTAGCTAATGCAGCAGCTATTCTTGATGAATATTCTGCTCCTTTTAATCTTGCTGAAGTTGTTACATCTCCTAATTTATTAGTTAAATCATTAAAATTCAAACCTTTATCAGTAGCTGTATCTGGAACCCATCTTGGAATAAATAAATCTCCAAGAACTTTCATAACTTTTTGTCCAGTAGGTTGTTTAGCAGCTTCTATAAGTGGTTGGATTTCTTTAGCAAGATACATAAATGTTCTTGAAATAATTTGTCCTATGATTGAGAAATATTCTGGAATTTTAGAAAAATAACCTAACAAGTTACCTACAAAAGAAGCAATATTTTTTTGTACTTCAGGATTAGTTAAACCACTTACCAATCCTTTTGATAAATTATTACCAAATTTGAAAAATTCGTTAACTGCATCTTTAAAAACACCAGAGTTTACTACTGCTGATAATGTTATTTTAATTGCATCTAACCAAGGTTTTGCCATATTTATCAGTTGTAATCCAACTGTTTCTTTCATTTTATCAAAAACATCATAAACAGATGCTAACTTTGCTTCGAAAGTTTGACCCATCTTTTCTGATATCTTTCCTGTCATTCTGTCGATTTCTTTTAAAACAGCTTCAATAGCAGGTCTAATGCTACCAACAAGTTTTCCTTGGTCAAATTTCAATCCTGATTTAACTAAAATGTCAGAAAATCCAAGAGATTGAATTAAATCTTGATCTGGTTTAACACCACTTCTTAATAAGTTAAGAAGACGCAACATACCTTGAAGTTTTTCACTTCCACCACCAATAGCATCTGACCATTTTGCTAATCGTGGAATTACTGCATAAATATTAAAACCTGATTGTTGTAAACCTAAAGCTAAGGTTTGAAGCTGATTAGAAGTTAGTGATGATGTTTCAGCAACATCGGTAAGGAATTTTCTTGTATTTTTTGCATTTAATCCAAATGCTGTAAATCTTGCATCTGCTGTTTCAGCAGCAATGCCAGCTTGAAATAATTCTTTACCAAAATTGAATAAACTACCAGTAATACTTCTGATAGCAGCTCCTAAAACATCTCCACTTGCAAATTCAGCTACTCTTTTTAAACTATCAGAAAAGTTTTCTGCCTTTTGAGCAGTATTTTGCATAGCAGATCCAACTTTTTCTACGTCAGATTTTACTTTATCTGCTCCGCTTGATTTAAATAATACGTTGGCTTCTGCTAATGTCATAATCTTGCTCCAAATAAAGCTTTAAGAATAGCTGATGCATTTTCAGCATCAGCCTTTTCTTTTTCTCTTGCCACATATGCAATTTCAGCTATTTGATCTAATGTTAAATCTAATTCTGCCGGATGCCTATTTAAATAAATTACACAATAGTAAAGTACTTGAGCAGAACATCCGATTAGTCGTTTTTTGCTTCTATTACCTTATCGTCTATATTACTGGTAGGATAAGCATTAAGGAATTCAGCTAATACGTGATAAAAACATTCTTTATTATCTTTTGCAAGATTTCCAAATTCGTGATAAAGATTTATACTATCTCCATCATCTTTTTGAATAACATAACATTTAGCAAGTAAAGCTACTTGATAAATCATTGCATCAGGATATTTAGGAAACTTGATTTTTAATGTTTTCAAAAGTTCTGAATCTGGAAATAATGCAGCAGCTGTAGGCTCACTAAATTCCAAAAAACATTCCTCACCAGTAAAAGCTGAAATATCAATCTTTACTGATGGACGTAATTCTATTTTCTTAACTTTTGAGATTGCTTTTATCATACTATTCCTTCATTAAACGTAAACTGCGGTAAATCCAAATGCTCCAAGCTTGAGTGTTGCTGATTCCATTTCAACTTCACCTGGTGTATATGTTACTGAACTATCAGTAACTAAACCTTGGTAAGTAAGAGTACTACCACCACCACCTGGAGTAATCTTAACTTTGCATAAGAAGCCTGTTTTATATGCAAAAATAGGTCCAGTAGCTTCATCAATATATAATTCAATATCGAGAGTACCTGTAAGACCTGTAGTAAAGGTAGCTTCTGTTTCTGAACAAAGTGTGGTAAGATCTTGAGTACGAGCTGTAACAGTAGCTTTTACTGATTTAGCTTGACATTCATAATTTACAGTTGGACCTGCAGGAATACTTCCTGCTCCGCCTGTTGCTTGAGAATCAGATCCAAAACTGATTTCTACAAGAGCTTCTGAAACTAAAACTGGTTGTGGCATAATTTTATTTCCTTTTATATTATAGTGTTAAATCTATACAATAGAGTTAATCCGTAATCGACTCTGCCATCACCTGCTATTTCGTATGGCTGATCAGTATCAAATCTCTGGCTTATAAAAGTAATGCCAGAAACAGTAACAGTTTGTCCAGATAACAAAGCGTCAACACGATTTATTATAGGATAAAGATTCTGATAACTTATTGTTCCATTACTATTATCCCAAACAGTAATGCGATAAACAGGAATAGTTTGATATCTACTCCCACATAAGGCAAATTCATCAGTAATATCACTACCATTACGAGCGAATACTACATATGGATACTGAGGTATCATTTGTGAAACTGGATCCTTTTCAGGAGCAATTTCACTATATATTCCACGTTGATAATTAGGAGCTGTAGGATTAGCTAAAAGTGTTTGTAATGTACTATCCACAACAAGAGTGTCATAGATCCATTTTTGAATTATAAGTGGCTCAAATGACATTATTTTGCTATCCTTTTAAGCTTGTCTTGTATCATCTTTTTAGTTTTTAAGAATGCAGGAATGATAAATGGTCTCGGTCTCATTTTAGATGTACCAAACTCTAAAAACTCAGCATATTTAGCAGTAATATAAACAAATGCTTTACCTTTAGATTTTTGTACTTTAATACTTCTTATTAATTTACCAGTCCAATTAGCAGGAGATTGACCAGGAGCAGAGGAAGTATGATTGCCATATTTCTTACCACTTTTTGCTCCTGATGCTATACTCTTCTTCATTTCTGCTGCCATATAAACTGAACCATCATAAACCAGATTTTCAGCCTGGTTTATGATTTTTGTTAGTTCAGCTTTGTTTAGCTTAATTTGAACTTTTGCAGATACCATTAGAGAGGTCTCACCAAGATTGTTATTGGACCTACTTGAACAACATCTCCATTAGTAAGAGATACTACAAGAGTATATGTACCAATAATATCAGTTACTGTTCCATCAATATCAAAGCTGATATTTCCACCACTTGCAAAGTTTACAGTTGGAACATATGATTCAACAAGAGCGCTGGAAACATCATAAATGTCAACACTTAAGCTATATCCAGTAACATTGAATGGTTGATCAAATCCATTTACGAGATTAAGATTAATAGTTTGTATGCTACCTTGGAGAATATCAATACGTCCATCAGTACCTTCAGCTGTTGAATTCAATCTATATGGACCGTTTACAATAGTTACAACACTTCCACTTACAGCAGCATCATTAAGAGCATTACCAGCAGAACCAGAAGTAGTAATACCACTAATATCATATGTCCAAACATCTCCAGCAGATATACCTGCTCCTGATGTAAGAGTTCTTGTTCCATATGACCATACTGTTCCAGCTATACCTGTCATAGAAGCAGTAGCAATAGATACTGGATTAGTTACACTTGCAACACTTCCAACTACGTTACCACCAACATTTCCAGTTACTGATCCAACAGCTCCTGATACACTACCAACACTTCCTGTTACATTGCCTGTAATATTTCCAGTTACATTGAATGTTTGAGTACCAGATAATGAATATCCAGTTTTGTCATTAACAACATCAATAGTTCCACCAGTAATAGCAAATCCAGATTTATTAGTAAGAGTTGTTACTGTATCTGCAATACCACCAGTAATAGTTCTTGTTGCATATGTCCATACATCAGCTGGAGATATACCACCTACTGCAGCTGTAGCAAGATCTTCACCAGCAGAAGGAGCAGCATAACTTGTAACATCTGTAAGCCATACACTGTTAGCAATAGAAGCTTGTGTTGCTGTTGAAAGAGATACAGCTGATACTACACTTCCAACACTTCCTGTTACAGATCCAACAGATCCAGTTACAGATCCTACAGCTCCACTCACAGATCCAACAGATCCAGAAAGGTTACCAGTAATATTACCAGTAAGGTTGAAAGATTGAGTACCAGATAAGCTATAACCAGTTTTATCAGAAACTGTAGTAATAGTACCACCAGTAATAGTTCTACCACCTGCGTAATCCCATACATCTCCAGCTGTAAGTCCACTACCTCCTGATGTTAATGTTCTTGTTACATAATTCCAAACAGTACCAGCAATACCAGTCATTGATGTAGTAGCAACAGATACAGGACTTGTTACACTACCAACACTACCACTAAGGTTTCCAGTAACGTTTCCAGTAAGATTAGCAGTAACTGTTTCTCCACTAACACCTGTCAATATGTTCTTAAGTGAAGTAGCAGCAGCAGTATCATTAGCAATTCTATGAACGTCTGCATCAACACCATTTACACCACCAGAACTATAGAGAGTTACATCTCCTACTTTATTAGCTTGATCTGCTCTAAGAACATTTTTACCAAAGGTTCCATTAGTACTGTATGAAGCAACAGGAGCATTCCATACTGCATTTGAAACATCTCCAGCAGTAATTCCACCACCAGATGTTAATGTTCTTGTTACATATGACCAAACAGTACCTGCAATACCAGTCATAGAAGTTGTTGAAACGTTTACATCAGCAGTAACACTTCCAACACTTCCACTTAGGTTTCCAGTAATATTTCCAGTAAGGTTGAATGATTGTGTTCCAGATAATGCATATCCAATTTTGTCATTATTAGTAGTAACAATAACACCATTAGTTACATTAGTTACAGTATCAGCTATACCACCAGTAATAGTTCTGGTTGCATAAGACCATACATCTCCTGCAGTAAGACCACTACCACCTAATGCAGCTTGAGTAAGATCATATCCAGCAGAAGGAGAAACATATGCAGATATATCTGTTGACCAAATAGTATTAGCTAAACCTGCCATAGAAGGATAACTAATATCAACAGGAGATGTAACAAGAGTTACTGTATCAGCTATACCACCAGTGATTGTTCTTCCACCAACATAATCCCAAACATCGCCAGCAGTAATTCCACCACCCGCTGCAGCTTGTGTTAAATCATATCCAGCAGAAGGAGATGTATATGATGAAACATCAGTATTCCATACTTGTCCACTTATATCATTTGTATTATTACTTGCAGCATAAGCTTCTGTTCTTGTTTGAGCTAAATATTCACCAGAAGTAGTAGGGTTATATAATGCAGGATCATAATCCCAAACAGCTTGAGCAACAGCAAAAGCAGTAGCTCCAGCAGCAGCAGAATAAACATTAAATGCAGCTATTTGAGCTATAGCATCATAATCTCTACAACCAACAGCAGTAATATGTACTCCAGCTAAGCCTAATACTCCTATTTCAGTTGAGTCCATCTCATAGTAATATTGACCATATCCTGCTTCTCCTACTGTTCCTGCTCCACTTGCAAAAGCTCCACCATTTATATTTACATAAGGAAATATATTGGTAGTTGCTACTCCTGTTTGAGCTGTTGTTCCAGTAGCAGCATCAGTTAAAAGAATAGGTACTCTTCTTAAGGCTGCTGTACTTTCGTTTTGTAATACATAAAACATATTTTATCTCCGTGGTCTATTCTTTTAATATTATCCGTTAAAGCCTTGAGCGAATTGTCTACCACCAACACCATTAGAAACAGGAGGAGGAAGGAATCTATTTGCATCTTGGTTATATAATAAATCAACTTGAGATCCACTTAATCCCGAATCAAATATTTCAAATATAGCTATTCTTCCATCAAAGTTAGGAGCAACACCAGGAGAGTATCCACCCAGTCTAAGTGGAGAAGGATCTGCAAGACTAATAGTTCCACTTGCTGTTCCTGCGCTTACACCATCTATGTATATTTCAACAAGCGTTCCTATTTTAGTAAATGTAACCATATACCATTCATTAATAGGAGTAGCTATACTTGCTTCTACGGTTGCAACTCCAGATCCATTACTAATTAAAAATCTACCAGGAGTAAACAAACTATAATCAATAAATGGAATTTGTCCTGGAGCATTATTGCCTAAAGATAAAACTACATTTTCAGTAGAGCTATTTTCTGGAAAACACCAAACATTTAAAGTAAAGTTTGTTAATGTAGTAGTTGGTACAGTTGCTGAAGTTATTAAATTTGTTCCACCATTAAAGTTAAAATATGATTTGCTTCCATCTGATACAAATGTTGGACCAGCAATAGTACCATCATTGTTATTAGCAGTTAAATCAAATACTGTGGTTCCTGATCCTGAATAACAAGCTGGATCGGAAAAATCATATGATAAGAATGGATCAGGTAAGAGATATCTACCTTTTGTAGCATTGTAATATTCTAATACTTGAGCTCCAGTTAAAGCAGTATTATGAATCTCTAAACGGTTAAATTCAAAGTCACAAGGATAAGATGCATTTATAAAATCAGCAGTATCAAATGCGCCTATAAGAAATTTAGGAGGAGATCCTACTCCTCTTCCAATAGTAGATGCAGAACCATAAGAAGCGCCATTAATATAAAGAGTAACTATTGTTCCATCATTTACAACGCTATAAAGTGTCCATTCATCTGGAGCTGCAAAACCTGATGAAATAAGTGGATTAGAACTACCACCATCATATGTAGGATCATTAGCATTTCTATCTAACCACAATGATGGAATACCGCCTCCATCCCTACCATATGACCAAGCGCATTCATATCCAGGAGAAGAAATATCATAAAATGCTTTTATCCAAACATTAAATGAGAATGCAGTTGTAGATGATGTAACAATATTAGCTATTGCTCCATTAAAATATCCAAAACTATTGCTGTTACCAGTAAATTCTATACTTGGAACAACTCCAGATCCAGAGTTATATGTTGCATTATTTAATGATATATCAAAACTATTAGCGCTAATATCAAAAATTGTAGAACCACTACCAGGATAAGATGCTGGATTTGAAATATCATATTTTGCTTGAGCTGATGGATATGCTGGCATTTTTTATCTCTCTTTAATTATAACTTTCGGTACATTTGGCAGTATTAAACATACCTTCAGAAGTTGTATCATCAACACTTGTAACTAAAAAATAACGGTTAGGATGATTATCTCCTATTATTCTTATTTTATCCTGAAATTCTACTGGTGAATCAAAAGCAAATACGAAATGATATTCATCTCTTGCTTGTATTCCTCCACCAATTAGTTTTTCATCAAATGTTTTATGAACAAATCTTGCAGGAAACTCTCCAACTAATACTTCTTCAGAGTATGTTCCACCATAAAGATCAGTAAATGTTTCTTGACGAAATAAATTTACTCTATTTGTTAAAAAATAATTAGCGTTCACAAGTCGCAATGTATTTAAAAGTGATGGTGGTACTCCCATTATAGTATGTAGAAGCTCCTAAATTTACCTGCCATTTGTAAACAGTTCTCTTGAATAGTATGCAAATCTATTCTCATTTGACCATCAGAAGTGTTAGCAAGGTTAGCAGCAATAGAAGCTTTTAATAACCAAGCTTGTTTAGCTGCAGCTCTAACATCATATACTTCTTGAGTAATAAAACCATTATCTTGAAATGTTAAGCCATAAAAGTTTGGTGGCGTACCTACATAGTTATAAAAACATTGACCAACAGCATAACCAATAGAAGGAAATGTTGGCTCAGTTGTAGTTGATGTTCCAGCTATGATACATTGATACACTCTGCCATTAGGAATAGTAGGAACAATCATATCACCTACTACATAAGGTGTTGATGCTGTCCAAGTCTTAAACTTCTTATGTTGATCAATAAGATTACCTAATTGATTATTATTTAATTCAGGATATAAAGTAGCCTGACACATATCACTTAATTGTTGGATTGCTTGTAATCTCGAGAGTGGCATTTTTAATTCCTTAATTTAGTTCTATATATATTTTACGACATTACAGTTAAAGTAAAAAAGGAGGAGATTTCTCTCCTCCTTTTTTATAATCCTCCCCAGGATTAGTTGTTAGCAACAAGTACTGCAACAGAACCACCAACAGTTGCTGTTGGAAGATCGTGGTATTTGAAGCCAAAGCGCTCAGTTGCACGGAAGTACAAGGAGTCACTGATAAAGCCAGCTTGATCAGAAACTTGAATTCTAAGGTCACGTCTGGAACCCATAATAGCTCCAGTTTTGAGGTTACCAAAGAATGCAAGCGGAGTATCAGCTGCAGGAGTTGGATCATTACTCATAACCTGAGTGTAAACAACAGGATAACCAAACAATGTTGGATTTGGTCCTGGAGCTGCGGTAAGATCAAAGAATCCGTTACCAGTAAGAGCATCAAGGTCATTACAAACAACTTGTTGGAAGAATGCTCTATTCATATAGAATTTACATTCACCTGGTCTATCAGCATATTCTGGAATAGATGCAGTAAGTTTACGAAGGTCAGCAAGAGTGGTGTTGTTCCAGTTAGCTGTTGCATTACCAACAGTATAGATATAAGAAGCGTTAGCTCCACCGTTTACAGCTGCAATAGCATTCCATACACCAGTAATACCACCATAAGTACCAGAACCATCACCAAGGAAGGTTGCAAGGTCCTCATTATATGCCATAACGTATGACATATCTTCTGCTAATGCAGATCCAACGTCAACAATGCTGTCTTCGTTAAGTTCTGATGAAACTTGAGTAAGAATTGCAAGCTTTTTAGCAAGAATTTGAACATTACTAAATGTAATCTGTGATGGAGTAATGTTGGTGTTTTCAGCTGGCCAGTAAGCAGTGGTAGAAGCAGAGTTCTTAGGAACGTTAAGGTTATCAGAACTCATACCCATAACACGAGCATTTTGACGCATAACACCAAACTTGTCACGAAGGAAAATAACTTCACGAGCAAGAATCTGTGGAACTAAATATCCACCGTCTGCATCAGTAGTTTCATTCTGACCTTTGGTATAAAAACCATTTTCAACAAGCCAGTTATGAGCTTTCTTGTCATTGCGACCAATCATTTTGGCCATCATACCAAAAGCATAACCCATTTTTTCTTTCTCAGCTCTTGTATCAGGAGAGAAAGACTTCACGTTTTCATAGGAGGAAGATCCTGGAAGAATAATATCAGACACTTTTTTTACCTCAGCAGTTGTAGCAGTAGTAGGAATTTCAGAAATAGCTTTAAGCATATCAGCTTTCTTAACTAATTCCTCATTCTCATTTAACATTTTTTGAGCAACTTCGATGTTTCCATCTTCCTGCTCTAAGATTTCAGTAGCCTTGATAGCATTGTCGCTAATCTTGGCTTGGATTTCTTCAAGATTCATAATTTTTACCTCTATATCTGTGTACTTTAGATATTTTTAAATGATTTAGCTTTTTCGAGTAAGCTTTTTCTCAATTCAGCTTTATCACTAATTGTTTTTGTTTCTGGGTCTTGAGATGGTTCAACATCACGCTGAACATTCCAAACCAAGTTAGCCAATTGTTTAGATTGACTTCGTGAAATATTTCCTACATCACGCAGGATTTTCTCCACTTCTTTTACGGATGAAAGCTTTACATCTTTCATAGCTTCATCCATCATCATTAAGGATTCATCTACCATTTCACTGGAGATGTCATCAACTTTCATTTTATTAAATAAATCTAATGCTAACATATGGAATTTCTTAAGAATAGCATCTGCATCTTCAACAGTTCCATATTCTAAAACACTTACCATAGCATATTTTAGCTTCATTAATAAACATTTGAGACCATATTTAAATACATCAAGATTAGAATCTTCAAATACAGTTTCAGCAATCATAGATGGATCAGAACCAACAGCTATGGAACCCTCAACCATATCATCAATATCGTCGTATTCTTCATCATAGCCTTCATTCTTCATAGTGTTCATTTTGTCGAACATCATACCCATATAAGCATCGTATTCTTTTTTATCCATACGAGCTAATTCTTCTCTTGAGTATGGAATAAATCTACCTTGCTCATCAAAATATCTTTTTACTGATGCCATATTTCTACTCTCCGCTGGTTGTGGTGTTAAACTTGCCTCAGCTAAATTCCATCTTTTAATCTCATATGATTTGCCAACTTTTTCTCTATCAACCATATGACTTGCAGCTCCAGAGCTAAAACCTAACTTACCTTTTTTAGCAAGTTCATAAATCATCTTTGCATATTCATCAGCAAGGTCTAACTGAGCTTCATACCAAAGACCAAAGTCAGTCATTTTGATAGATCCATAGCCAATCTTTTTAGTTTTGACTACTGGATCCATACCGTGATTGTAATATAAACCTAACTTATGAAGGGACCCATCAGCGAATTCCATACCAAAATCAGTACTCTTGGTAAAATAATCACGCTCCAAATCAGTATCTTGAGAGTTACCAAAGCGTACAAGATAGCCTTGGACCATTCCTTTACCAACTGCTTTAATCTCTGAGCCTTGAAATATTTTAACACTTTTGATAGGATCTGGAATAACTCTTAATGCATCAGCTCTATGGATAACTGTTTGATCGGTAAGTACATCATTACCATCAGAATCTCTCTGTACTAATTTGATTACATAAACTGGATCATCTTCTGTTCCTGTTAAAGTGTAACCAGAAATAGAGCTACTTACTTCTCCATCTGTTCTTATATCGACAATTTTACCTTGAGCTTTACCACCACTGGCATTCCACTCAACGTAACTATCCATTTTTAAATCTTCTGGTTTTGCTTTAAGATTGAACATAAATTTATCCTTAATAAAGTGTATCTGAAATTATTTTACGATATTTAGGATATAATTTTTTATTATTCATAAACAGTTATATAGGAATTATGGTTTTTCATTGATCATTTCCCATACCATTTTTAATAAGTGATCTAATATTTCCTGGTCTGTTTTAGTACTATAGAGTTCATATGTATAAACTGCAACAATAACAGTATTAGCTCTATGAACACTAATTAAAAAATCATTACTAACATACTCTAATTTGATTCTTATGTCAAACACAGGATTATAGTAGTCTTGGTATTCATCTAAAATAGTTTCATACCAAGACGTTACATCTTTGTTTAAGAGAAAAGAATCAATAATAGTGAGCATTATTTTCCGTAATGATGAAAATGCTCAATAGCATTCCCAAACTCTTTTAACTTCTCAACATTAGTAAACTCAGTAACCCTATCATCACTTTCACCAGATAAGATTTTTTTAGCAAATACTGCTCTACATTTAGTAGTAGTGTGATCTATCTTCTCTTGGTTATATTTATCTTTCCAAGATTCACAAGTTTTCTTCAGTTCTTTTATATAATCTCTTAGTTTGTCATTATCTGCAAGAACTGATTTATAAAGATCATAACCTATAGAAACGCCATCTTTATTCATCTTTTCTATTTCCCTATATATCATTAGTATCAAGGCTGCTAATCCTTCATCATCATCATTTAAAGGACCATTACTCATTTTGTAAACTTCTGATCTGCAAAACTCATATCCAGGTAGTTCAACACCAACATAAACTCTAATGCAGTCTGTACGCAATGTAAATTGAAACTTAACCCAATAAGAGCTATTAAGCCTATATTTATAAGTTCCCCAAGAAGAATGATCTTGGAAAAACTCGTCTACTATTTCTTTTATCTTGTCTGTCATTAATAATTACCCATAGTTGCATTTAAATGAGATTCATCAATAAGTCTTTTTAGTGTGATGATTTCGTTAGCTAATTCCATCTTCTCACAAACTAAAAGTTCTATTTGAGAGTTTAGATGGTTTATTTTATTCTCAAGCTCTTTTTTCTCATCCATCAAGTGGTTTTCGTGACGTAGAGCTGAACTATAAAGATCATATAGTTTATGATATCCATTCTGCCAATAATCAACAATATTATTAATCAACTTTATCACCGTGTTCTTCAACAAATTTCTTTTGATCAGAAGCTTTCATATCTTTAAAATCATCTAATTTTTTTACCATACAACGACACAATGATTCAATAGATCTTATTGATGTTCTTTCTTTATCTGCTTCAACTGTAAAGGAAGTCTTGTAAGTTGATTTTCCTACATTGTGAAAATAATCAGCAGTAAGAAATACTTTGCCTAATTCCCTATTAGCATAGAAATTTAGGTTTTGAAATCCCAAAACCTTTAAGTCTGTCCTACTATAATATTTCTTATTTAGCATCTTTCATATCCTTAACTACATCGACTGCATCACAAATAATATCAAAATCTAAATTAGACAAATTCAAAAGAATATTTATCCAAGACTGTAGTGTAGAGCTATCTGACATTTCCATTTTAATTCTCAGTTTCTTCTAAAATAAAACCATACCAATCACTGCCAAACTGTTCTAAAGTATAACTTATATCTGTCTCAATATACTCGCTTTTATCAAATGAACTGTTATAATGATTCATTAAGAAGTGAGTACCATTACTTGATATACCTATAATAAAATCTTTATATTGCCATAACATTTCATCTTTACGTTGATATTTACCTTTTTCATTTACAAAAAAAGCTTCAAAATCTTCATACCTAAATCTATATTTAGCTAACATTATCTCTTCCTTACATTACTATTATACACCAATCAGTTATATTGTCAAATAATAAAAAAGGAGAAATTAATCTCCTCTTTACTCTAAGCTCCATAGACGAATCAAACGCCTACCTAATCTTTACAAGAGACCCATACTATCACTATACGAATGGAGCTAAACTTAATCTTTTTTGATTATCTTTTCACGTTCTAAATATGTCCAAGTTTTTTTATGGTAAATACATTCAATAGTTGATGAAGATACATTGTATTGTTTTGCTAATTTTGAAAACATACCTCTGTATTTATTTTCAAAATTTTTAATTATTTCAATAACTTCTTCTTCAGTTAATTTATGTGTTGGACATAATTCACCAGGCATTTTAGCTTGTCTATTTTTATTAACTTTATCATTCATATTTTCTTGATGTGTTCCAAGAAATAAATGATCTGGATTTACACAAAGAGTATTATCGCAAGAATGTAAAACATTTAAACATTGATCATAATCATTGATATAAAGTTTATATGCTATTCTGTGAGCTCTATAATCTTTTCCATTTATTGAAAAAGAGCCATAATTTTGTCCTTTTTTGGCTCCTTTCCATAACCAGCAATTATCTGTTTTTGTTATATGTTTTTCAAAACGTTCAATCAAAGAATTCATATTTGATTATATCATTAATCCTATGCATCACCCATTGGATTTACTTGTTGTGTAGGAATAACAGTTGGAGTACCTTCTGGATGATAAATCATTTCATCAGTAGGATCAGTTTCAAGGCCAATCATACGTTTAGCAGTTGATCTATCAATAATACCACTTTTGAAAAGTATCTCTGCTCTTTTAATTAATGAATCTTGATCTTCTTTAAGAGCTATAACTTTGCTGATATCAAACTTAAAGAAATCACCATCTTTAGTCTCAGAAAATTCAGGAAGTAAAGATTGTGTAATACTTTCAGCAAACACAGTAAGAAGAGGAATAACACCTTGATTCCAGGCTGATTGTTCTGCTTCTTGAAGGTTATTATATGTACTGTTTTGTAATCCAGCAGAAAGATTTAAGACAAGACAGTTAACCCCAAGAGCTGATGTAATGCGTTCTTCAGGTGTATGTCTAATAACATCAAGAGCCATTTCATTAGGACTGAATGATACTTTTTCTACCTTAAATGGAGAGCTCATAACAGCAATACTTCCGCTGTTATCTCCAGTAAATGAATCTTCTAATCTCTTCTTCATTGTTCGGAGATCATCATCATTTACATCAACAATATCATTATTAGCATCAGGACTAACAAGCAATGACGGAAGACCACTATTCTTCATCAATCCATAAGCTGTTGATGAAGCTTGGTTGTCTGTAGCTATTTCTCTAAGACAAGCCATTAAAGGACTTCTACCAATACGATAATCTAATGGATCTCTACCATAAGCAATTTGAATAATGTCATCTAATGCGATATCATAAGGAATACCATCATTAACATAACGCCATTTAGTAAGAGCAGTAGTACCATCTCCAAACGGCTGCATCGATTGTGCAGGTAAGTATTGAAGACCTATCACTTCACCTTTTGCAGAACTTCTAATCTTTCTAATATAACAGTTCCCATAAAGTTTGTAGTCAATAATTAAGTTAGACCAGAATCTTGTTGGAGCTAAACCTAATTGTGGATTAGCAAGTAAAGCAAGCATAGGATGATCTGGTACTTTTTCATACTCATCATCTTTGTCAGTTAATTGAAATACCATAGGAACAGACTGAGAAAATGCTCTGATATAATAATCAATGCTAATCGCCACAATGGAATTCAACATCAAGTCTTGAGTTACAGCAGTCCAATCTTTTAAACTACCAGGTAATCTTCTGGAAAGGTAAGCATAAAGATCTTGACCACCAATACCAGTAAGATATCCCCTATCGCGCATCGTAGTTTGAAGAGGCAATAAGGCAGTTGGATTACTTGTCACTTTAGTTTCTGCTTTACCAAATATACGGTCGAAAAAACCCATAGTCTTTAAATTCCTTGATGTTATCTAATATTATTTTACGGTATCTG